GATAGTCATCAATATCGATGGTGATCTCAGTTACTTTTGATCGAAAGTTTCTCATGTGTTTCCCTTGCCTCGTTAAGTATTATTTCAATTTATACCGGTCACGGCAGGGCGCACATACCCCATGAACCAGTCTCATTGAGTGTTCGCCACATAAATCACAGTCACCAGGTTCGCCCTTTATCAATTCTGCCTTCTTTCGGACGGCTTTTATCTGACTATCCAACATCTTTTCTGCGTGATCGTTCGCAGCGTCAATTTCATCGCTCAATTTAATACTCTCTCATCTCGGTATTTAAAGGTAATACCATCAGCTTCTACTCGATACATTAACGTGCCAGGATATACGTCTTCTGGAAACTTAATGTGACATTCCCCGTTATTTTGAATACATAGGTAAATTAACGCGGCCTCAATAACTTCCAGATCATCATCGTTCACAAGTTTTCCAGTTTCTGTTTATACAGTTCAATCATTTCTTCTAGGTCAAAACGAGTATGTTTAACAGTAGTGTATTTAAGCCGCATTAACTCGTCAAAAACAGTCTGACCGTATTTTTTAATGATGAATCTAGCGTAATCGTCTTGTCTCCCGCCCATGAAATGATTGTCTCGTCTACATTGTGGATGCACGTTCCTTTCATCCCACCTTACCGACCTATGCTGTCGTTTAATAAAATGTCCCGCATCAACGTCCTTCCAATACTCTAACTTCCCGCAGGTGCAGCACTCTACCGTTCCGCCGTAGTCCGCGTCTTTACGTCTAATGTATTCAGAGAAAATCTTATCTAGCTTTTTCTCAAGTGCTGAGAGAGTAAGTTTCTTTTTCATTTGGTTAAATATTCAATGATTTCGTTGATCGCGTCAATCTTTTTCTTTAACAGTTTCTTATCTGCTGATAGATCGTCCGCAATGATTAAAACCTTACCCTTGAGATAATGTTCAAGGTCGTCTTTAATCGACTCTAAATGGGCAACACAAATCTGCTCTGCGATCTCATACGTTACTTCTGTCCTGAGTATGTGTTTTTTGTCGCTATCCTTTTGCACTTTCTTAGACACCCGCATGACGGTTCCCTTTTATAATCGAATTCGCCCCATCTTTTTGATAAATGATCCGCTAAAGTCTTTCTGTAAGATTTACACGGTTCTGTAAGTATGAATCTATCCCTACAAGTCTTACAGTTAAAATCGAAAACATGGCCTTTGTGTCCGCAGTCTATTTCTTCTCTCCCAAACGATCTATCAAGGCTAAATAACCAATAGAATCTACTACGTTGTCTTGTTTAGGACTGTTCATCTGTCTGGTCATCTTTAATAGATTCATCATCCAGCAAACATCTTCAGCGTTGACGATAACATTACTTCCATATTTTTGATGTAAGTAAATAGTCCAGAGTTGAGCGATTGATACCAAGTTCTTACCTGGATGCCCGTAAGTCTCCTCTCTGTCTCCGTAAATAATGTCTTTAGCTAGGTCTATTGCGTTCACTTTTCTTCCCCATGCAGTTTGAACACTTCCATCGTCTTGATCGGTTCGCAGTAACGACCCAACCACCGTTTTCCATCCGTTGATACGACCTACAATGAGAGCAGAACTTAGTTCCTGTAGACTTATTAACAGCTTCTGTTATTCTTTTTTTCTCATCGTTGTGTTTCTGACCCATCCACGTTCCTTCGCATTTTGTTAAGTAAGTCTGTCACCATCTTTTTAGTCTCTGGAGAGTAAGATTTATTAGTATTGTCTGGTAGCATTAAAGCCTGTTTCCTCGCAGGTAACACTCGGAAGAAATCACTAGGAGACGGCCAAGAATCAGACGTCGCGCAAAGTTCTGTGAAGCCTTTTTTTATCCTTTGCGAATCTAAGTCCTGATCCCAGGCAATAGGTCTGGAACTAAATACGTCATGCCAAACCACAGCAGTGGCTTTTAACGTATCACTAGGTGGCGTATTTCGGAGTCTCAAAGCCATCAGCTTTTGGATACCTTCGACGATCTCAGCTTGTAGCCAGTTCATTTAAGATTCTCCATGCTGATGCTGCACAAAAAGAAACTTGTCCATTTCCAAGGGCTTTAAGTCTGTCCACCCTATCGGCCACCCCATTAGCCACTCGACCCACGTTGGGTTCAGTTTTCCACCAGTGCTGCTCCCGTCCGAGTTCCTCTCTACAGCGTAATCCAAACGATCTCCACGCATCTTCCCATCCTTGCGTATTAGGCTTGGGCCACTGCCTTTGTAAACCGATTTTGTTGGAGTAGGCCACAATCCAGCACCTTTCTCGACGATGTGGTGCGCCGACATGGGTAGCTCCCAGCACTCCCCATCTAGCATCGTACCCCATTGAGGCAAGGTCAGACATAATTCTGTCGAGTCCGCGAACAACAAGTGCTGGTGAGTTTTCAATGAATGCGTATGTTGGTTGTACTTCGCAAATGACACGGGCCATTTCTGTCCACAGTCCTGATTGTTCTCCGTCAAGCCCTTTTTCTCGTTTCCACATATCTTTGGCAATGGAGACTTCTTGGCATGGAAATCCGCCAGATACAACGTCAACAATTCCTCGCCACGGTTTTCCGTCAAAGGTCTGAACGTCATCCCAAATCGGGAAAGGCGGGAGAACTTTGTCATTTTGTCTGGCGCACAGTACGCTTGCTGGGTAGGGTTCCCACTCGACGGCACAGACGGTTCGCCATCCGAGAAGTTTTCCCCCAAGTATTCCTCCACCAGCACCTGCGAAAAGAGCCAGCTCATTCATGATCCTCGTTTCCACGCCTCAAGAGCTACAATCGCACCCATCGTTTTACTCAACGCTTTAGGAACTTCTATTTTTACTTCGTCATCCCATCTTTCCTGTCGTAACCAAGTCGCAGGGTAAGGAATGTAAATCCCTCCATTCTCGATCCACTGTTGAGTATTTTTCTGGTTCTCAATCGCCTCCAGGATTAAATCAAGTGAAGGCCGGATCTTTTCTGTTTGAGTCCATGCCTTTCTTGCGTCACCCTTTGCGACTTTACGAGGGTAAGATTTCCAGAACGTATCAAAGTCTTCCATGTGTCCTCCGTTTAAGAGTCTTCAGGATAAACCTTGTTTTTTAACAATGTCAACATTTATTTTTAGGTGCAGGGTCACGGCATGAAGGTAAGCCGCCCCTGCTGCCGATGTTTTTTTGCGTTTAATAGGTCGCAAGTTACAGCCACTATCGGCTTGGCTTTTATTAAGATAAGTTATGACTTTAAACAAAGTCAATCTTTTTTTTCAAAGTATTTTTTAAAACAATTTTCTCCGCAGAAGTAAACGTATTTTCTATGCTTTGTTGGCTGAAAACTTAATCCACATTCAAAACATTTTTTGTATATAAAGTATTTAATAATTTTATTTGATTGTTCTTTCATAGTTGCCCTTTGGTGAATGTTAGAGCAAAGCGCAGCCATACCGTGACAGAATCACAGTTTCGCCACGCTTGCGACTTGCCCTTCGGAGCCATGCCGTCGCTTTGCGCTGACCAGACTTAAACGGATAGAGGCAAACAACGCAGTTCTTTCCGCTACCACCAGGCTCTAGTCTTAGCCCACCTTCCCCGCTTTGGTTCGCTCGTGTAACGGGGTTATTTAAGCATCAACCACCGACGTTCCGCATTGATGCCGATCCAATGAAAAAACCCTTTACGGCGGGGTTCAGGTCGTGGCTAGGAGAAGCGCAAGCAAAGTAAAGTCGCTTTCCTGACCAAAACCCCTGCGTAAAGGGTTTTACTTTGCTCGCACTCCGCCACAGAGCGACCTGTTTTTCACAGGCACAGCAATGCTAAAACACGAATTTGAAAATGTCAACGTATTTCCGTCATTTCATATCATTTCATATCAGAGGCTTTACCTACCCTTCAAGGGTGGCTTCAAGGGTAGCTTCAAGGGTGGCTTCAAGGGTAGCTTCAAGGGTGGCTTCAAGGGTAGCTTGGGTGGTTTTTCACGGGTTAGCGAGGGAGTGAAAAAACTATCAATAAATAGTCAAAAGTAAACTTTTTTATAGTCTATTGATTATTAAGCGAAAATAGTTGTTGACATACTGTTAAACTACAATCAAAATGTCTCCACGGTCGAAAACCTGAAGACCGGAAGAAAAACAGGAGACAACATGAATTGTAATTGTGCTGTTTACAAGTTCCCGCACCGTCCTGGTAGCGGAGGCTGCAAGATTCCAAAGTGTTCAGAGTGTGAATACGGGCGTGTAGAAAAAGACCCTTTCGGAACCAAAGACTATTGGTACACCGAAATCCACTGTTTAGCTCTTAAGTGCCCTTGGGGTAAAGAATGACTGACAAACAAGCGACAGCTCTAGGTAGTTTTTGCGGATTGGCTCAATACATTAAAGACAACCCAAACGCAATCTACTGGACTAGCAATTTCATTCAAGAACGAATGATTCAAATCTTAAACGACTACAAGGAAACGTCATGCAAGCAATCGCAGCAGCACTCGTAAAAGCCCAAAAAGAGTTCGGGCCGGCACTTAAAACCGCTACTAACCCGCACTTTCGGTCTAAATACGCGGCTCTGGATGCCTGTGTCGAAGCTGTGATCGACGCTCTTAATAACAACGGTATCTTCCTGATGCAATACACCCACCCATGTGAAGACGGGGTTATTGTAGAAACAATGTTTATACATGAGTCTGGGGAGCATATGTCCGGCGGTCGCTTGCACGTTCCAGCTTCCAAGCAAGACCCGCAGGGCTACGGATCGGCTCTGACCTATGCTCGTCGTTACTCTCTACAAGCGGCCTGTGGTATCGCCCCAGAAGATGATGACGGTAACGCAGCTTCCAAGCCCAAACCGGAACCCAAGAAACCAGCGGCTGGAACTAGGGATAAAGAAACCTTGACGTTTATCCTGGAGTCTTGCGAAGACCTGAGTTCCATGCAAGCAGAATGGACAAAAATGACCCCTGACGAACGTCTATTGGTAAATGACGTTAAAGACAAACTCAAAGGTACTCTCAAATGAGAGAAAGAAACGAGCTTCAGGGGACTGGACAATGGCACTCAGAACGTACAGGGAAGCTCACCGCTTCTCGGATGAACGATGCCATGTCCTTCCTCAAGGGGAAGGCAGGGAAGGCTCCAGAGGAGTCTTCTAAACGTTATGAACTCAAGAAGGAAATCCTCTTAGAAAGGCTTACTAACAACATCGTCTCAAAGTATGTAAATGATGCGATGCAACATGGAATTGAGACAGAGCCTTTAGCAAAGGAGACATTTGAACAAAAGACGGGTATTCTTATTGAAGACGTAGGTTTTGTGAATCATCCGGTGATTGATAATTTCGGTTGTTCTCCAGATGGTTTTACGTCAGACGGTGGGTTGATTGAAGTTAAATGCCCTACTGAAAAGACGATGCTGGAATACATTTTAAAAGATGAGATTCCAGAGAATCACAAGAAGCAGATGTGCGTTCAGGCGCTTTGTACCAAACGAGACTTCATACATTTTGTTGCGTTTGATAACAGACTACCTGAAGACATGCAGTTGTTTCACAAGATTTACACTCCGAGTAAGGAGGAATTGAAGGAAGTAGAGTTAGCTGCGATCCAGTTCTTAGATGAAGTAGACGAGATGTTTTTCAAATTGACACATAAATAGGAGTTTTTCACATGGCATACGAAATGAAACCAGGCGAAGGTTCTGCTTTTCTCAACGAGAAAAAGGAGGACTGGCATGCAGACTTCCGAGGGAAAGTTGTTCTACCAGACGGTAAGGTTTGTTACCTGGATGTCTACAAAAAGACCGACCGTAACGGAAACCCGTTCGTCCGTATGAAGATCGGGAAAGAAGTTCAAGGCCGTGGTGAGGCTCCTCCCGCGAAAGGAACTGTAAACACTATGAAGGATGACATCCCGTGGTAAATCCTGAGATGAGAACCGACAGACTGAGAGACTATCTAAAAGTTTTGTGTCAGGAGATCGAAACCGCAGCGTCTATGATCGAAGACAAAACGGTTTCGGAGTATCTTAAAAAACTTTCCGAGACTTATAAAGGCAAACTTTATGAATGAGAAACTTCAGAAGTCTATGTCTTATTTAAAGAGTAGGAATATCTACATTTTAGATAATGTATTTAAACCTACTAACTCAGCCTCTACGGACGTTTCGGTGACTTTTGCAAGGTATCGTAGAGAAGTCCTGGATCAACCGTTTCCAGCAGTAGTTAGGAAGCGTAAATAAGGATAGGGCGGGTGGTGAAATTGGTAAACACAATATATTGCTTTTCTTAAAATTATTTATATAATGTGATTAAACGGGCGTATTCCAATCGGCAGAGAAAGAGAACTTAAAATTCTCAAAGTGTGAGTTCGAATCTCACCGCCCGTACCAATTATATAGGTGAAAAATATGAAAATTTATGGGCCTTATTTAAGAAAAGACAATAGGATGCACGTTATTTTGATTTATAAGAATGGAAGAAAAAAAACACAATCCTATCCTAGGTTTTTAATGGAAAATCATCTTGGAAGGAAATTAAAAAAACATGAAATGGTAGACCATATAAATAATAATTTTCAAGATAACAGGATTGAAAATTTACAAATTCTGTCGCTCGCGGAAAATATAAAAAAAGAAATGTCGAGAGAACATAGAAAAAGAAAAATATTTGAAGGTATTTGTCCTGTCTGCAATATTAAATTTACAAGATTTTTAAATTTTGTTTTGGGCAACTTAAAAAAACAAAATTCAGGGCCATATTGCAGCAGAAAATGTGCTGGAAAAGGCTCTCATAAAGATCACTGGAAAAAACAAGAGGCTTGCCGGTTCGATTCCGGCCCCGCCTACCAATGATATGAAAATAACCATTGATATTGATGAAGAATCAATGGTCGATCTAATTGTTAGCGACCTGAAAGACTATCACGAAAATATGGTGCGCGAACTAAAGAATCGACCAAATGTTAAATATGGCGTTTTCTTTAATGACAAAAAGAAAGATATTGCAAAGTTAAAAGAGGTTATAGAAGCTTTGGAAATCGTCATTAACTCTTACGGATCATAAAAAAAGCCCCTCACTCTGAGGGGCAAAACGGGAGGGCAACGAAGCAATGAAGACTGTACCAAAAAAAACGGTTCAAGACATCATAAAAGAACACTACACAAGACAGGATCAACGAAACTATAAAGGTAAACCATGCTTACTTATGGAAGTCTGGACTACTTATGAAGTGGGAACTGAGATACCTGGAGATGGCGAGGCTAGTATCGACTTGGAGCAAAGACCCGTCAACTAAAGTAGGAGCTGTAATTGTCGATTCAGACAATACTGTTATATCAGTAGGTTTTAACGGTCTTCCAAGACGAATACAAGATACAGATCAAAGGTTAAACAATAGAGACATTAAGTTAAAGATGATTATCCATGCGGAGATTAACGCAATAATCACCGCCAAAAGACCACTTAATGGAACAACAATCTATACCTATCCGTTTATGTCTTGCTCTCAGTGTGCGGGAATGATTATTCAATCCGGTATTTGTAGGCATATTTCCTACAAAACAAACAATGAGAGATGGAAGGATTCTTTTGATTTAGCTTTAGAGATGTTTGACGAAGCAAGAGTGATAGTTAATCTACTGGAGGAACAATGAAACTTACTTACGAAGAAATTGAAATAATCCGAGATACTTTGGTTTTGTCTAAATTCCTAGACCCTGAAGAAGCCAATACCTTGTGTGATATGGCTTCCAGGTGTCTGGATTTAGAGTATGAATTTACACCTCGATCACCTCACCACGGAACTCAAACGAATCCTCACCAAACTTGAGAGCTAATTCTGGTTGTAAAAGGGTTCCATTCTTATAAGTTAAAACAGCGAACCCTGATTAATAGTTGTAGTTAAGGCATGTTTGGCCACCATCTATTGCCTTTTCTTACATTCTCTGTAAATTCCATTACCTGAAGATTCGCCTCACAATGTAGGCCGCAAACTATGTCAGAGGTTAATGGAACAATATGGTCAACAGTCCATTTCATTCCGGACTGCGAAGTTTTGCTGACAGCATCTAAGTAAAAAATTGCCATAGCGTCCTTGTTTGCCCACTTTGGCGTTGCCTTCTTTTTCGTTGCTTGCCTTCTCCTGACCCGCTCCATTTCTACATGTTTATTGCGGTCTGCCCAGGATTTCCGAATTGCAACAACACGCTCTTTATTTTTTTCTCTCCACGCTTTGTTGGATGCTCGTTTTTTTGCTAGTTTTTCTTCTTTGGTCTGCGGTATTCGATGGCTACGTTTATTTTTGTCATACCACTCTCTAAGCCTAGATAAATATCTTTCTTTGTTTTCATTCGCCCACTTGGTTGAATCTTGAATGTGGCAAGGCTTACATCTTGGTCGATGCTTTTCCCCCATTCTATGAAATGAGGAAAGCGGTTTTATTTCTCCGCACTTAGTGCAAACTTTGGTAAACTGCTCAATAGCCATCGTAACCTCTCGCACAGGTTTCATGGTTAGGGGAGCGATGCTCTAACATCGCGTTCCCCGACATTTTACTGTATTTTTATACAGTTATACATTAATTATCTCTCCCCTAAATTCAAATGATTTATCGTCAAACCGTAGAGCCAATTCCGGCTGAAGAAGAACCCCATTTTTATAGGTCAAAACTGCAAAACCGCTTTGCCAGCACACCTTACGCCCCTCAAGATAATTAACAAACTGCGGGTCTCTACATGAGTCTGCGGTCATTCCATGCCTTACCGCATACCTTCTGCCCCTTCTATCGTCGTAGGCTACAACATCAGCTCTATGGTCGTGTCCTGTAACGATATTCACACCAGACTTTAGGGTATTGTTGTATCCGGCGTGAATTCCACCGTTTTCCCTATGTCTGATTTCTGTATGGCTTTGCTGGCCTTCGTTTACGGTAACAAACCAAGCAGGTGTCCACTCAGGTATGTGGTCTTTAAGATGCACGCCTTTTAAGTTCCTCAACTCCGGTAGGTTCGCAGCAATCCTACTTTCCATCCTTAAGTCGTGATTACCTGCTGTCCAGATTCTCTTTGAGTTAGGAGAGGCTTCTAAAATCTCCTTAGACCTGTCCTGGACTGCTTCTATTTCCTCCGCGACAGAAGGTTTAGACTCCCATCCAATCGACGGAAACCGGCTAATAGAAGACCCGTCAAAAGCATCACCATTCCATATTAAAGCAAACGGTTTTAACTTTTTGGCTAAGTAAACAAAAGCCCTGTGCATAACAGGAATGTTATCCGGCCAGTAATGTTGATCTCCGGCTACTAGAATAATCCCGTTCTTTACTTTTAACTTAACCTCAACGCGGTCAGCAGTAACTAACATTGACTGGTCGTATTTTTTCCTATGAAGCACGTCTACTGTAGGAAGAACTATCCCCAGTCTTTTTTCTATACGCCTACGTCTTGACCGCACATTTGCTTCATGCGAATCAAGATGTTTTGCGACCTCTGAAGTAGATTTATATTTATTCCATGTTTCAACGAATTCTTTATCACTACATGGTTTCTTCATATGCCACCGTTCCATCCCATTTCTTTGCAAACTATCTCAGCAAGAGCCTCAAAGTTCGCGTCGTGTAAGTGATGATCGCAGTCCGCGTTCTGCTCAAGCGCAGCATGGATCATTTCATGTGCGACTATCTTTAATACTTGTTCGATTGTTTTTGCTTTTTTATTTACTACTAAGACTTGATCCGGCCAGTAATAAAGCCCCCAAAACCTATCCATGTTGAGAGCTTTAAACCTTACTTTAACAGGAAGTCGTATGTCTTTGAAAGCAGTCTTTTTTAGAAGATTGTAAGACGCTTTAATAGACTGTTCAGTAACAAGCATGTTACCCCATTAGATATATACTTCGCTCATCTTTGCGTCTTTTAACTAAACCAGGCAGTTCCCGACCACCGGCTTTAGTCCACATCATAAACGAATTTGCTGCGCCCTCAAAATCACCCCGATTATGTTTCATCCTGATCGTAGACCTTTGTAAATTCCCAAGTCCTACGTTAAAACTAAAGGAAACCAACGCATCAAAGCGAGACTGAGTAAGATAATTAGGGCACAGTCTAAGAATACCCCTCTCAAAACGCTGTAAATCGTCTTTAAGCAGCTTGTCCACTTCATCTGGGGTCAGCACCCTATCCCAACCTTCCGGTATCGCCAGAGCCTTCCTATCCTCGAATTTGACGGATATATGAGACTGGTCTATTACGTGGCCTACGCCGACAGTCCAAAGCAAGGCGGGACAACGGTAAGGTTTTAACTTTATGCCTTCGTGATGCTTAATAACCCTAATGGCTTCAGGGCTTACGTTCATTTCTTACCAAACGCTTGGGTTCCAAACCAAAAAGCCACCACGGAAGACCAGATTAACTGGGTTTCGTCATCCCAGAGTTGATCTAACATTACGGTGAATTCTGCGCCCATCTTCCAGGCGTATACAAACCCAGCGACTTCTACAAAACAAAATAAGATAAACAAACCGTAGGTAATAGCTGGGCGAACCATAGCCCTAGCGTTGACAACCCACTGACTCGCACCTTTACTGATGTCAATGTCGTGCTTGTAAAGAGACTCGCGCTCTTGAACCGCTGTCTGTAGGGCGATCTGGTCAGTCCTGATTTCCTCTACTTTCTGTTGAGACAAGAAGCCTAATTTCATGGCTTCTAACTCTTTCTCCCTCTGAATTTGAGCCAGAGCTAATTCATGCTTCTTATCGGACTTATCCTGGAAGAAATCCAACAGTTTAGGAAGTCCACCGGCTAAGAAAGATGTAAGAGTAGAGATTAAAGTAATCATTTTTTTGCTTTCCTGCGAACAGGTTTAACAGTTGTTTTATTCATACTCGCTTTGATTCCGAGATATAAATAACAATACGCGATTATTGCGATACCTAAGTCTTTAAGAATCCACAAAGGAGCGTCAGCGTCACTAGGAGACACACCTGTATGAATAAACTGGACATTCCTAAAAGCCTGACAAACAAGACCCACAACAGCAACAATTAAACCTACCTTATGCCAAGCAGGATATAGGCGCATCCTCTCAGACAACGCACCACAAAATATAATTACTGCTGTTGTAAGATCAATAAACGTGACTAAGTAAAATAAAGCGGTAGAACTCATTTGCGCGGCCTTTTAACTTTAGCCTTACCTCTGAGTTCATTCGCTACTTGTAAAATGTCTTGGTTTTCTCTTTTGTCGAAGAAGTTTGCGACGAGTGATATAACACCGACAGACAGAACACCGATACAATAACCAATACCCAGAGCAGTATCCGCTTCATTTATATCTACCCCTAGTTGCTTGGCTACCACACCACCTAAAGCAAACGCAGCAGCCACAGCAATGCCACCGATGATTGCTCCAGCAGCAAGTTTGCCATGTTGATGAAGTTTCTTAGGTTGCCAAAAAAACGAGATAGATAAACCACCAAAGAATCCTGCGATTCCGGTGAGTGCTTTACCTGCGGATAAACTACTGCCGATTGTTGATATTGGTTCGCCCATGATTATCTCGGTATTAAGTTAACAAGACTAAATGCAGCGGCACTAGCTCCTCTTGAACCAAGAGTACTAGAATAAGAAATCATCGCATCTAAAATTAATCTTTTCTTTAAAGACAATCTTTCATCAGACGGAAGTCTAGATGCCTCTATTTTTCCTAATTGAGCAGTAATAAAATCAGACTGTTCTTTTGTAATCATGTCAAATTTTAATAAAGCAGGGGCAATAGTCTCTTGAAATTTCCTTTGAGATCCAACTACAGGAAGCTCAGAAGCAATTTGTCTAACGGCATCAAAAACAGCGCCCCTAGCAGCTGCTGATTTAGTAATAATTGGAGCAGCAGTATTCCATGCGTTCATGTCTCCACGCTCAATAAGCGTCCTTACATTCTTTAATGGCCCAACAGAGCTATTAAATATTTTATCTGCCGCATCAGCTGCCTCTTTTGTTACAAGTCCTGCTTGTTGTTCAAGTGCAGTTCTTTGCAACTCTCCTCCAGCAACAAGTTTTGTTGCTCTACGCTCCGCTTCTCTTTCTAATTGACTAGGTAATGCAGCTTGCTGCCTAGTCAAAGTATCAATACCTTTATCTAGACTAAGAATAGTTCTCTCTGATTTTTCTAATGCATTACGATACTGAACAACAGAATTTCTTACTTCTGGAACAGCTGATAAAAAATCTCTATTCTTAGTTAAAAAAGCGTTTATTTGTTTTGATGTTGTTAATTGGCTAATTTGGCTTGCTACATAATCTTTAGCGCCAGATAAAGCAAACTCTTTCTCACCAACCAAAGAAATTAATGAATTAAAAGACTTTGGACTTTTAAAGAAATATGAAGGAATAGAAGCCGGATCAGATTTAAGTTGATCCAAATCACCTGGGTCTCTACCAGCAATTTTCTTACCGTATTGCGAATTAAAGACCTCTAATCCTTCTTTTGATAAAGCATAGTTATCAAGCAATTCAGATTGCTTGTCACCGGCATACTTCTTTTGAATATTAGATAGTTTTCCGTAATACTCCCTAGCGGTTGCGGCATCTATTGCAGCATAACCTTCTGGAGCATTACCCCTAAAAACTTCTCCCAATAAACGCCTAGCATCATCTATTGCCTGAAAAGAGATATTTCCCTTTGGAATTGAAATGTTATCTAGTATTCGTTGAAATGAATTAGCAACGTCAGCAGATCGTACCCCAGGTTTTGTATTTTTCTTTAAATCGCTTACTAATGATTGGTACTCAGGTAAAGAGTTAACAAATACGCCAGAAGATTCTTTATCTGCTACCACTTTATCTACAAGAGCCTTTGTTTCATTATATTTATTTGCAGCAGCGGCACGTTCAGCAGTTTGTCTTGCAACAGATATATTTTGAAGATCAGAACCAATTTCTGAAAAATTACGAGGATTTCCAATAGAAGATAATGCTTCTTTGGATTTATCAATAATAATTGTTTTTAAAGATTCTAAATATTGAATGTTGTCTGATTTTGCTTTTACTCCGACACGTGCTTTATTAATAGCATCATTTATCTCAGCTTGAGCCGCCTCATTAGCGCCATTCAATACGTTTAAAGATTCTTCATATAACTTATTAGCTTTAAATGCAGCTTCTTCTTTTATCTTATCTGCACCTCTTGTTAAAACAGGAGCGATTTCTTCCATTGCCTCACCTGGCTTTCTGCTTCCCATAAGTTCAGCAGTAAGAGAGGCAAAGTATGCCCTTTGTTCGTCTGTTAATGGTTTTCCAACTCTTTGTTCAACTTCTCTGGAGGCGGCTTCTATGGCAGGAGCAATTTGATCTGCGCGGACTCCACCTGTAATACCTTTTGCACCAATAAGCAATTTTGCACTTCTTCCTAATGCAACATATGCAAGCCTTGCAAACTCAGGTGTAATACCACCAGCAATAAACCTAGCCGCTTCAGCGGCTGCTTGACCAGTACCAAGTCCTTCAGCAGTTTTACCGGCCATTTCCGAAGCTACACCGCCAATAAATCCAGAAATAGCTCTTCCAGTGGCAGGAACATTACCAGCAAGTTCCCCAGCATATGTAAATCCAGCCCCAGAAACTCGCGCGGCTGGGGATGGCATTGATGATAAAAATCCTCCAAAACCTTTTAATAGGTAAGGCGCAGCAACTCCACCAGCAGCGCTCAAAACACCTGCTCCAGCAACATCAGCGGCAAACTTTTCAAGCGGAACTTCTCGTTGAGGGGTTGGTTGCTTTTGAATACCTGTTACTGCACCACCCTCCGTAGAGGCAAATAACTCTTTCGCCCTTGCAATTACTTCTTCGTCACTGGCTCCAGCAGGGCCAACTATTACTCTAATTTTTCCGCTTGGATCTTCAACTTCATAATCTTGCTCGGCCATATATATGCCCCTTATTATCTACGAACGCGCCAAGTTCCAATAGCACCAGTATCTTGTTGTTTTGCTGCATAAGATTTAAGTTCTGGATATTCAAATAATGATTTTGCACCTTCGCCTGTCATCCATGCGTTTTCAGCGCCATCGTAAGTTTTATTTTTGCTCCACCAATCATCCCAAAAGTTACGTTGTTTTATATCTCGTTTCAATTGCGCCTTAGCAACATTAATAATAAATTTATTAGCTTCCGGTGTGTTTCCAAGTTGCGCTCCAGTTGCAGTTATCCTTTGAGCATCAGCTTCAGTCTGAGGGCCTTTTTGTTCAAGTTGTTTCTGTAAAACAGCGGCCTGAGAAGCGGAATAAAAAGTTTGAGCATTAGTGGCAAATTTTGCGGCATCTTGAACACCTAATGAAGCAAGAACAGATGCTGCTGCTTTTTGCGCCGGTGCGCCAAATCCTGTTTTAAATCCTTCATCAAGGATACGTTCTTGTATTTCCAATGAAGGTAAAGATTTAACAGCAAGACCAGCTGCTGATGAAACATTTTCATATTGTTTTACTAACATTTCACCGCGTTTTGTTTGCTCCGATCTTTCTTGTGGAGGAAGATTAACGCTTACAGATGCTCTAGGTTCTCTAGTCTTAAGGATGTTAATCCTTTCTTGCACATCTTCGTATCTTTGTTTATTTCTTACAGGGTCTAATGCGTCTCGTTCATCCAATAGTTTTTGAAACTCAGTTCTTGATTCTGCTTTTTCAGGTTTTTCTAAAGCCGATAACTGTGCTGTAATTCCAGCAATGGCCTCAGACTTGCCTTCTGTTTCTTCTGGCAAAGCCTTAAATTTTTCTAAGTTTTGTTTAAGTGCTGAAATATATTGAGCCTCTTGAATACTTGTTGGAGTTTGTTGAGTGCGCTCACGCGTTGCAGAAGCAACTCTTTGCGCTACTAACGACTGAGATTCCAATGCCTTTCTTTGCAAATCACCCAATGCCATTGCCAAACGCGGAATTCCCATTTCTGAGGCGACTTTTGATGCTTGAGCAATAGATTCAGGATTATTCATGTCAACATTTTTAAGAATCTGCTGCTGTTGTGCAATCATCCTTAACTGAGGGTCTTCAGCACCTAACAAAGTGCCAATCCCGCGACCAAGACCCATGCCAGCGGAATAGAATCCAGCAGACGCTTGTTGTAATGGACTGAGTTGAGCAAATTGCATTGCTGCCTTCTGATCTTCTTCAGCCTGAGAACGCTGATACATCTCAGGAGTAAGACCGAATAAACCGCTTATGATTGAGTCTTGTGCCATGATTAGTTCTCCAATCCGCCAATGGCGAGAGGATTGTAACTTCCACCAGAAAAGTCACTTACATAAGGATTTCCAGGCATATCAGGTAAGTATGAATATGGATCAAAACTTCCTATAGTAGGAGCCGCACCTGTAGAACCTCCACCAAACCCACCATACCCACTCGCAGTCCTACCTAAACCTTGAAGGAAACCACCCATCGGGCTTAACTCTTGCGCTTTTTGAAGTGTTTGTGCTGCACTTATTCCTCCGAGCGCAAGTGCTTGTGCGGCTTTTGGATCAAGCGCAATTCTATTTCCTAGATTCACGCCCATAGTAAATGGTTCCATACCAAGAGCCTCAATCTGTCCAGCAGTGCCAAGACCAGTCGTAAACGGAGCATAAGCACCAGTCAGGCCTTGACCATAACCACCTAACAGACCAGCACCGGTTCCAAACAGTCCAGCACCAAACGCAGTCTGTTGCTGACCGGCTTGCATGGCTTGAGCCGCCAACTGAGCGTCTTGTTGGGCTAAAGCGTTATAGTAGGCTTCCATCTCAGGAGAGGCCGCACCAAGACCGGCAGCGCCGCTAGGACGGGCAGAAGTACCGCCTACAGCTAATCCACCCCGACCAGTCTGGAATAAACGGTTTTGCAGTTGAGCAAATTGGCGCTCTCTGGAAGGCGCTAAAAGCTCTTGTTGCTGTGCAATATACCGTTGGGCTGCTTGTTCAGGAGACTCTGCGAGATACTGTTGGCCTAATCCAAACAGTCCAGTAGCGGCTGTTTGTAAGGGGGCGTAAAGACCAGGGGCTTGTTCAGCAAATCCAAGACCCTGACCCGTAAGAGCCATAATCCTATCTTGATAGGCTTTAAGCTCAGGAGAGACTGTATATCCAGCAGAGGATACTCGCCCAGTCGTAGGATCGTACCCAAATTGAGATTGACCGAACCTAGTCGTAATACCGATAGGTCGGAATCGAGCTTCTTCAGCGGCAATCCTTGCGGCTTCAGTTTGAGCAGCAGCAGAAGTAGCGGCTGCATCCCTAGCGGCAGATGCTTGCTCTTTTGCTCCCATAAACCCCAAAACGGGGCCGACAATATCACCCATAATTTTCTCTCCAGAGATACAGCTTTCTAGTTATTCCATCTAAACATTTGTGATTCTCAACTACCTCAAAACCTGTAATCAAAGACCATTTGTACATCTTTTCATCGTCTATAAACGGCATTGCGTATATATCTTGTTTCTGTTTTCCAGCCCAATCATTCCAATCTTTAACAAACTCTTTCTTTATCTTTTTTGTCCATTTAAATACATCCATGTGGACAAATAACAAACCATTTACGTCTTCTGTGTAGATAATGTAATCATCAGTTTTAATTACAGGTATCTTCAAGCAGTCCGTTTCCACATATAAACAGTAATGTATGGTTGATAATTAGCATTTGTGCCACTTGAACCAGTTGTACTATTTGAAACAGTAATTCCTGTGACAGCAGTAGATGTTGTCGTACTAGTAGAAGCAGTAGTAGAGTTAAAATCTGGCCCTGATGTGCTTCCATATACAAAGGCATCACGACCTACATCTAAATAAGCATGAGAATGAGATGGGTCTGTAACAGTTGCGGTGTGAGTGTGGCTGACAATGATTGCATCAGCACTACCGCCCGTTTCTTCAGCAGCGTCAAACAACGCATTGGTTGAGTCAAAACCAACGGGTACGCGACCAGCGCCAAAGGCCGTCCAGGTGCCAAATCCAAATAAAGTTGCGGGGTTTGTTGCGTTAGTAGCGTTTGTATAAATAGAACCAACAGGATACAAGGCTTGCAAAGCTGCCTGAACGAAAGCAGTTGTAGCTAAAGAAGTATCGTTATCACCGTAAGACTGAGTAACACCAACAGCACCAGAAGGAAGCGTTACGGTTCCGGTAAACGTAGGGCTCGCCGTGTCTGCTTTTGTAGATATAGCAGTAGCAATGTTATTGAATTCTGTGTCAATCTCAGTACCTTTGACGATCTTATTAACATCGCCAGCAGATAGAGAATCTTTTGTTGCAAAATTCGTGCTTTTTACATAATTTGACATGATTGTTCCTAGCTAAGTTTTCCGTTCTTGGCCTGAATCTCGAT